AACAAAAACTGGTCGCAAACAAGTGAGACTCACATCGTCTCAAGTAGCAATAGCTAAAAAATTAGGTGTGCCACTAGAAGAATATGCTAAACAATTAAAACTCACGGAAGGAGCATAATATGACAAAAGACAAAAAAACTTCACGTGCGGCGGAAACTCGGACAAAAACTGAACGTCCAAAAGAGTACAAGCCCCCTTCATCTCTTGATGCACCACCAGCGCCAGACGGCTATAGGCACAGATGGATCAGAGCTGAATCACTAGGTTTCAGTGACCAGAAAAACATTCATGGTCGATTGAGATCTGGATATGAGTTAGTGAGAGCTGACGAATATAAAGATTCAGATTTTCCAATTGTGACAGACGGTAAATACGCTGGAGTCATAGGAGTAGGAGGCCTTCTCCTGGCAAGGATACCCGAAGAACTCGCGCAGCAGAGAATTGATTATCAGAAAAAACTTTCTGAAGGTCAAGACGAAGCGATCGAAAACGACTTACTTAGGGATCAGGATAAACGAATGCCTATCAAAGTTGATAGACATTCAAAGCAAACCTTCGGTGGTACAAAGAAATAAATTTTCTTAAACTATCGGAATTTAAATCAACCGAACTGGAGGCCGTTTTCGAACGGCAGGTTCAAAAGGAGTAATAACTATGGCAAATAGAAACACAGCCGGTTTTGGTTTGATCGCTCAGGGTACAGTTGGTTCTACACCAGCTACTCAAGGTCAAGGCAAATACTTTATAGACGCCGCTTACGATCAAGACTTATTCCAAGGGTGTTCTGTTCGAATGAAGAACGGATACATCGTGGAAGCGTCAAGTACGCGAACGTTTGCAACAATAGGTGTGTTTAATGGAATATTCTACAATGCGGCAACTACAAAGAAGCCGACATTTGCGAATTTCTACAACCAACCTATTACTCCAGCAAACAGTGAGGATATTACTTGTTTTGTAATTGACAATCCATATCAACTTTTTGTAGGCGCAACTTCTGCAGCAGTAACACAGGCTAACGTCGGTAGAACTGTATCTTTCGCAGCAGCTGTTCCAACAGGAAGTGAAACTTCTGGACAATGTACAAATACTTTAGACATAGGTAATATCCATGATACCAACAATCAGTGGAGATTAATAAGAAAAGCTGAGGATCCTGAAAACAATGACCAAACAGCAGCATACTGCTCATTCATAGTTTCTCAGAACCTTGGACAGTACTTACTTAACTCTGCGACTGCTGGTAACGACTGGACAATATAATAGGAGCATATAGACATGGCAATATCAAGAGCACAGCTAGTTAAAGAACTAGAACCAGGCCTGAATGCACTATTCGGGCTGGAGTATAAGCGTTACGAAAATCAACACGCTGAAATATACACAACTGAATCAAGTGACAGAGCTTTCGAAGAGGAAGTAATGTTATCTGGATTCGCTAACGCTGATGTAAAAGCAGAAGGTCAAGGCATTGCATACGATGATGCACAAGAGACTTACACTGCTCGTTACACTATGGAAACAATCGCGCTAGCTTTCGCTATCACAGAAGAAGCAATAGAGGACAACCTTTATGACAGACTTTCTTCTAGATACACAAAAGCACTAGCAAGATCTATGTCCAATGCTAAGGAAGTTAAAGGAGCAGCACCTTTGAACAATGGTCTACCGTCAATAGCGGCAGCATCTGCGTTCCAAACAGGTGATGGTTCAAACTTATTTGCAACTAGTCACGCGACTATTGCAGGTACAGTTTCTAACACACTTAGTACACAAGCTGACTTGAACGAAACTTCATTAGAGCAATCGCTAATCGACATCGCTGCGATGACTGATGAAAGAGGTTTAAGAATTGCAGCTAAAGGAGTGAAAATGATCGTTCCTTCTGCAAATCAGTTCAATGCTGAAAGATTGATGAAATCTCAAGGCAGAACTCAGACAGCTGATAATGACATCAATGCAATCAACAGCATGGGAATGATCCCACAAGGTTACAGAGTTAATAACTTTTTAACTGATGCTGATTCATTTTACATTATCACGGACGTTCCTAACGGTATGAAAATGTTCTCAAGAACTCCATTGACAACTTCAATGGAAGGAGACTTTGATACTGGTAACGTAAGATACAAAGCTAG